GTCGTTACTACTGGTAGGACCCCATGGGTTTGGTACCCATTTTTCCCACCAGGGTGATGCTTAGGCGCATTTTCGGTATCTTATGACCAAGTGCAAAAGGCTTTTCTTCATAAGAAACAGTCGTAAATTTTCTAATAATTCCTTACCCCTTAGTCAGGGAGAAGATTATTGATCGTTTACATAACACTATGTCGTAAATTAATAAACCGCCATAAGTATCATGCTTCATCCGATAATCTGTGTTAAGGGTGGGTATCTATTATGTAGTATCCACAGTTAAGATTCAAAGAATAAATAAGGACCTTAATTCTTATTTATTTACCTTTATATTCTTCCGAAGACGATTATAAAGGCGAACAATGTTTTTCGCTGATGGCCATGTGAATGGCTTGGCAACAGACTGCCTCATCACGTCAAAATTCGTATTTTGGAGTCTCGATTCAATATCTAAGAATTTTTCTCAGACAACATTGAATTCACTCTCATCCATAAGGAAGCACCGTTTCTGTATTGAGACTCGTAATTCGAGACAATCTCGAGCTAGAGCTCAACCAGATTTTTCGGCCTCCAACTTAAGGGGAGCGTACACGCTTTCTAGGATGGCTTTAAAGGTATTACCATCAGCACGACGAGCTTCCTCAACTAGTAATTGCTGTTCTTTAGTTTGAACCATACAATCTTTCCCCCTAACGGTATATTTATTCAATGATACCGGTAGAGAATTTCAGGATGCAGCATATTCTGCTTTGTCCTCAAAATCATACAATTCTTCTATAAGAACGATATTCATTGCAGAGACGTCCAAGGCTGTTAATGAAGACTTACCCCAAGACCCTAGCGTCAATCATGACGTAAGATCCTTAGAGGGATAAGCTCCCCAAGGACTACTTAAAACTATGAGCATATGGCGAAGACGCTTAGGAAGGGAAATAAAGGGTTTGTTAATCGTAGACAAAGTTCGGTGACGGTAACCCATCAACGTTAATAAATCAGCAATTCTAATTTCTCTCTTACGAGGTCAATTAGACATAACTGAAAAATTAACCTTTGAAACTAATAACTCACCAAATGAAACAGGACTACAATCCCCTTGTGGGACGTAGAACCTCTTTGCAAACTCTATTGATCCGTTCCGGCTTAGAAGTGATTTAGAAATATTCACTTCGACACCCAGCTCAGCGCATATGCGTAGGTATTCTTCTACTACACGTCGGTTCTGTGCACTAGAATCGTCCCCTAATACGGCATAATCTGTGAATCATGTGAAGACCGAGATCTCTCCAGATCTTCAGGCTGCTCACTGTCATAAGAAATGGTGCGTCATATCTAACATGGCCCAACTGGATAAGGCACCCATAGGTTGCCCTACCCGGTAAAAATAGGACCCTGTCAAAGTATGATAGGCACGAGATATAAGCAAATGAGCCCAATGGTTAGCGAATGCTAAACCAAAACGATAGGCCAACAAACTCTTCTGTAACTCAATCGGTAAACGATCGGTGGCTGCTGACATGTCACACGATCCCACAAATGGTTCTTTTGACCGTTGAGCCTTCATTCATAAAGAACGAATAGGCCCTACCTGATCAAAAGTACCATCTGATGGAATACGTTTAACAATGTTAAACAACCATAAATGCAGAGGTTTCAAGACCCATTGTGTTATGGGATCTACAATTGCAATGGTACGGATTTTTCCCGCTGCCTCTCTCAAATTTACCAAACGCCCTAAAATCGGACTTTGAACTTTTGAAGGATCAAAGTTACCGATAATAGGGAATCTGTCTTTACCAACCGGGATCTTGCTTTGTCTTTCAAGAGCCCCGTGTCCTATCAATTTATTGGCTGATAGACCATCGGAGCGTAGACCGAACAAAATCGGCTGCAACTGGGGGTATAATTTATTGACAAAATAAATCATAGCACTGACCAATTGAACCGGTCGCTCTCCCTCTTTTAGCTGAAGTTTGGACCCATAGCGAAACCCTTGAAAGGTTTTTTTGTCGTTTAAAAAAACGGCTAAGGTCCTCCAACCCCAAACGGATCTTATCACCGCTGGTAATGATGTTCCCATCAGTTGGTCCTTTTCCCTAATCGAGACAGTAACTTTGGAGGTTAAGAAAGGAGCTCCTTGTGGTAAAGCAGAGCTTGATTCACCATTTGTAAGATGATCAAGATGCTTTCAGAAATGATGGATATAATGATTCACTTCCGTGGATGTTTTCCATCCATTACCCGGGGACACGATAGTTTTGTAACTATTCTTCCCGTACGGGCTTGCTAAATAACGATATACGTTAAATAGACTTAACCACAAGGTAATAGTTTGTCTATTACCCTTTCTAATTAGTACCCTGTGCTGTGCGGGTATTATGCGGGGCAATCCCCTTCTAGTGACAGAAACTGCTACGCTAGAAATCCTCCTTGACGGAGTGGTAGCATCATTCCTAGCAGCATATTGCTGCAACAAAACTCCACAGGTTTTTAGATATTTTACCAGATGTCCTATCCCAGAACACCTGGCGATAGTAAAACATTCTTTAGAAAAATGTCTAACTACCTTGACTGTACTTTTTGAAGGAGCCTTTGCTGAGACTAACCGGAAGAGCTTTAGTGCCCAACCAATTAGTCCTAGACCACCTTTTACGGTGATCAGACCATTTAATAATGATTTTTGTTTAGCCATTAATTCCGAAAATAATTCATAAGCATCTAAATTCGAAAAGTCTTTAGATTGTTTCATGTAATATATTATTCGGACCGTGGCTTGAACTCCAGGTAAACCCCTCTTGTCCCATTAGCCTAGAGGTATAGGATCTCTCTCTTCTAGATAATAATCTTATAGAGTGTACTTCCCAACATAGGATAATGTGGTTCAGGATTGGAAAGCTAAAACATGTCATTACTAAACTTCAGTTTTCGAGAAAGCACACACTTTTCTGCAGGACCCTTAACGGTAATCCTGTGGGTAAACCCTGAAAAGTACGTGAATGTCGGGAAATATTCCACAACCTTCCGCGAGCTGCAGGTCGCCTTACAAGGCAACTGAAAGTACAGGGGCTAGGAGGAAGTTACTCCCCCCACTCACTATCCTTACCCCCATGATGCTCGGTTACTCATCAATCGGAGAATTTCCACTCCTACAAAAATAACCTTTTCCTACTAATCGAGAGATTACTCATCCCACGTGTAGGATGTAACACCATAGATCCTTACGGAAGAATAGGAACGGGTTTTGCATTCCTCCACCCCACATTTCAAAAGAAATGTGTAATGTGTGCTTAGGGTTTCACTAAAAATGAAATGGCGCGTGTTGGCATTTAAGCCTCATCACCAAGTATCTTAGTGCATCTAGAATGCACAAGGTTCTTGGACTCTGGGAAAATCC